GCTGGTGTTGCAATGGTGATAGCCATTCCAGAACTACCATTAGTAACATTAAAGTTAGTATTACCATCAGTTAAATCATCAGCTGCAGTTCCTTGAGCACCATTACCCTCTTGACATGATAAAGGATTAAAAGTTGCAAAATTTGTATTACTAGACATTATCCACTCCCTGCCCCTATAGTTGGACTATCTTGCACTTGGTGGTCAGTGCCCATGTTGTTTGCTGTCCAATCTCTATTATTACCACTTGAATCATTGCCTAAATCACTAGCATTCTCAAATTTTAAATACCAATCTTTATTAGATAAACCACTTACATCTTTTGGTATAAGCACACCATTTTTAGTTTCTGTAAATGAACTTGGTGTTAACACTGCTGCACTAGTGCTATGACTAATCATAATCATTTCTGCTAAATAACCATTAAAATATTGACTACTACTTAGTGTATATTTTCCTATAGTCTGGTCTTTAGAACCATTTATTGCACTACCAGCACCACCATCTAAAGAACCAGTGCCTACCTGAGTCCCATTTACAAATAAAGTAGATGTTCCATTATTATTATTCCAACACCCATGATTCCAAGCAGAAGGGTCACGATACATTGCTGTAGTAGTAAAAACATTTGCTTCTGTAGAAGAACTTCTTATAGTATTATCACTATTAGTTCTTAATCTTAATTCTAAATAATTATCACTGTTTCCAGTACCACTACCAGCACCTAAAATTGTTTGGTCTGTTGATATAGGACTTGATTTCCACCACCAACTAAAAGTCCAATAATCGTTATTACCACTTGTATTTCCACTTGCTAAAGATAAATATGAACTATCTGCTTTATCAAATCTAGCAGACTGTGCTATCTGGTGTGAGTAAAACACACCAGCACCAGAACTGTACATAAATTGTGATGAACCTAAAGGCCCTGACATATTATATCTCCTTAACTAAACGCCAGTTGAGGTGTTCCAAGAAGTATCCTATTTGAAGCTGCAATCACATAAGGGACTATATCTGTTGCACTTGCAGTTGCAGTTAGTGTTAATCCAGAACCACCAGCAGTTTCATAGTCTGTTCCTAAAGTGACTGCTCTACTTCCAGTACCGTCTTGAATAAAAACAATAAAACCAGATTGTCCAACTTTTTCTGTAGTTGGATTTGCAAGTGTTACTGCACCTGTAAGAGTGAGTACGAAGTTCTGATTAGCATCAAAGTCTAATGTGACACTTCCAGAATTACTTGTATCTGTATCTGTCTTTCCTACAACTGCGTTTGTAAACGCAACAGGTTTTCCACCGATTTTAAGTTGGTCATCTCCGTCTTCATCATACTCGATTGTTGCATCTTGGTCATTACCAAACTTGATTGCTTTATCATCTGCAATGAATACATCTCCAAACTCTGCACTGGTTGAACCTAAATCTGCACCACCAGCTGCATCTGGTATAATTGATGTATTTGCAGTTAAAGTATTCACTGTTAAAGTTCCCATTTGAAAACCTGTACCATCATCATCAATCTTTGCAGCTGTTACTGCGTCATCTGCTAGTTTTGCAGTAGTGATTGCACCAGCGGCTACATCACCAGTTGCGATTGTTGTGTCACCTCCTGTTAAGAGATTTGCGAGATTTCTTGCATTACTCATATTTTTCTCCTACCTCTATTTATTATATGTAAGTGTTTCCATACTTATGAGGTATGTCGCCCCAAGCCGCATAGAAAAAATCACCACTATTAAATGTTGAGTTACTTGTATAAAGTTTAAATCCATTTCCCATAAAATCTAATTTTCTTCCTGTTCCACCTTGTTCACCATTTGTTGATTCTATTCTCTGTAAGTTAGGACTTGGTACATTACCTGTTGGATTAATAGCTTGTGTATATAATCCCCAGTCATCTGAACCACTTTGTTTTTTAAGCAATAAAGCTTGTGGTCTAAAGCCAGTGTAAATGAATGGCCCGTCAGCATTTGCGTTTGCGTGATAAAAACCAAACTTTGAATAACCAGCTATCTCTCTCCAACAATACATAATATAATCTCTAGAACTTGTATTACTGTATGAACTTGCACTATCAAAAGTTATGACTGATGCACCAGCTCCAGCAAGACCACTGTCACTCCAAGCAGCGTTTGTATTAAGAAATGCATAATCATTTGAACCATTAAAATCTTTTGAGTATACAATCCAGTTTACACTATTATCTATGTCTTTGACGATAACTAAACTGGGTTGAGCTGACAGTCCATGACCAACTGTCATTGAACTGCCTGTGCCTGTATACTTAACAATTGAGAATCCAGCATCTGAGTTCACCTGTACGGTACTCGCAACTGTTCCATCATTATTTGTAGATGTAGTTCCACCACCAGCTTTCCATGCGAGAAAACTATAATTGTCTGTTGAATTGTTTGTGTTTGAATCTGAACCTATACTAAAACCATCTGAGTTAAACGCAGTCAATGTATCTGCATCAGTGGACTGTGCATTAGATTCATTTGTAAGTAAATATTTATTAACACCTCTAGTTGAGTCAAACACATAATTGTTTGCAGTTGTATTTGTTGTTCTTTGTGAAACCCATACGAGGTCAGGCTGGAAATTTAAACCTGTGATATTTTGTGCAGTACCAGTTCCAGAGTATATTCCAGTATCACAATGAAAAGTACCATTCTTTCCTTCAGCAGGGTCTACTCCAGTTCCAACTGATAAATTAGCAGAACACAGAGCTTTGAAACCAGAGGGCACCTCATATTTAAATGAACCGTAACCATTGGCATCACTATATGTTCCTGCTGTAACAGCGCCGTCAAAAGTTGAGTCAGCCCCAAAGTTAACAATACCATTATGTGTTCCATTCATTGCAAATGAGGGTGACCAAAAACCTGTAATGTTTTCATACATAAAATTTGTGCCTGTTGCTGGGTTACCACTATTATGCCATGTACCATTAACACCAGTAAAAAATTTACCACCTTTAACTGCAAGCATAACAATACTACCAGCAGTTGTTGATGCAGTTCCATAACTTGAATTGGTAGAACCGTTTCTTTTATTACCATCTGCTTGTAATGCATATCCAGCATCAGAGTCGTAATAAAAACCATAAGTAGGATTTGCAGTATTCATATAATCGTTTCTTTCATGTTTTGCAATACCATACGCAGTAGAGCCATCTGAAGAACCCACTCTCCACTCCCAATACCAACCTTCTGTATCCTCTGCATCAAAAGAAAAACTGGAGTAAGTGTTATCAAAGTTACCACCGTCACCAGTTATTTTTAAATTACCCTCTGACATTTTATTTGCAGATAATGAACCCATTAGATTTGCAAAACACCCAGCCTGTCCATCACTATCGAATGTTGGTGTGTCTGTCATTGAGTCAGTTGCATTCAAACCTGTTGAGGAAAAATTTCCAACTCCAGCAGTGTCAACAGTATAGTTACTGTCTACAAATTTAAGATAGAAGCCTTTCGCACCAAAGGTTAATCCACTTACATCTTTCGGCACCCATACGCCACTTTTTGTTTCGCCAAAATTACTAATAGCATAATTGTTGTCAGACACATAAACAAACTCTGCAAGATATCCTGTAAAAAAACCAGCAGCACCAGATGCGTTACCACCTACTTTAATTGTTGCATTTGAAGAATTGTATGAATAACCACTTCCAGCAACTGCACCAGATGTTGCTGTTGTTTCAGTTTCAAAATCAGTAATTCTTGTTCCGTTTAGATAAAACTTATGTCTGTCACCAGCAGTGCTATCACTAGTATTTACCACCATACAGAAATGACACCATGTGCCTTGGTCACTACTCTTTGTATCAAATCTATGATAACTACTTTTATTAGTAACAGTAAAGTTTGAATAGTCTGGATTATAATGATTTATGTTAAGTGCTTCATACGGAGATGTTCCATCATAGCGTGTCATTATCACACCGTCTTGGTTTGCGTTTGCGTCTGCTGGAGCAAAAGAATTTTTAAACCAAAATGACACTGTTTCTTTCGTTCCATCAGCTGCAGCTCCTGATGGTTGAGTTCTTGACAAATATGCAACACCAGTTCCATTATCGGCATCGCCGGGCAACCTTAATGACCTAGTAATTTGATATTCATAAAAATCACCAGCACCTTGATTACCACTTGAACCTATTAATAAATCTTTAGAAAACGGCATTAACTATCTCCAGCATCTTGAAAGAATGATGAGGTTTCATTAAATCCAAAGTCGTCATCTGCACTTGCAGTTGCTGGATTTGGTGTAACTGTGTACTTTTGTTCTCTTGTTGGTGCGTTAACCTTTGAGTCAGAGTATTGGTCAACCTGAACTGTCTTAATAACCTTATCAGAAGTGACAGGGCCGTATAAGTAAAACTTTGCAGTAAATGTCATTGTGTACATAATAGCACGTCTTTCTTCAAAGTTTCCTTGATAATTATCCTCGTATGCAACAGAACTTAAAATAATAGGGACATCTCTTTTGATGCCCATATCTGCCATATCATTGATTGTAATGGTATAGTCTGGTTGAAAATATGGTAGTATTTGTTCTACAATCTGTAGTGCGTCATCTGAGTTCTTAGCCATCACATACAAAGTAAAATCTAAATTATATGGAACAGGCATATACTGAACATCTAATTTATTCTTATCAGATGATTTAATTTTTTTAAATCTCTGCACACGATTTAATTTTCTTACTGGGTCATACGCAAGGTTAGCAATCTCAAAACCTATTCGTGGTAAAGTGACTGCAACTTTTTTACTGAGAGATGGGTCATTGTCAAGTCTTGTTAAAAACTTTTGTGCAGGCCCGTATGCAAGAGGAACTTTCATTTTTTGAATAATTGTTCCACTATTATTTTTTCTTACTATGTTTATATTGTTGAAAATTGTACCGAAAGCAACCACGACTTTTCGCATTGTTTCATGGTAAAATTGTTGTCCTAACATTATTAATCTCCTACATCACCAAACGGATTTTTCTCCGTAAAGTCTAATATTGAATCATCTTCTGAATCAAACAGTTCGTTTTGCTCCAATGGAGCTGTCTTAGTTGTATTACTATCTCCTACTATATAGGTTTCTTGTAAGAGGTATGCAGTTATACCAGAATCATCTGAACCAACTTCAAGTGCGATATTCTCACCAACTGATGTTGAATCATTTTCAAAGAGAACTTTATCACCATCTGTTTCTTCAAGTAACACACCCTCTCCATGTATGACACCATTTTCAAGTCTAATGTTTTCGTTGACTGCACTTGATTGTTCCATAGTAAATTGATGTACAAGTGTATCAGTAGATTGATTATCTTCAATCTCATCAATGGCTTCAATACCTGTATCAAGAACTTCTGAACTATACTCGTACTGTTGACACTTAAGTTTATAGATAGGATTATTATCTAACTGATGAAATGGTTCATCATGGTCTACAAAGTTTATTTGAAATATCTTATTTACGATTGGGTGATAAACTAAGTCACCCTCTTGTGGTCTATCTGCATCTGTAGCTGCAGTATCTAATGTAAGATAAAACTCATTACCACTTTCCTCTGAAAGTATTCTACCTTCATTGTCATCTTCTAAAACTATCTTCTCACTACTCTCATCAAAGATAAAACTTTTTGTAACCGTACTAAGTTCAGCAGATAATGCTGATTGGTCTAGTGTTCCTGCTTCTAAAAGTATTGAACCACTTGAAGAACTATCGGTTGCATCTTCAATCTGAACTTGTCTGTCCATCTCTTGAAATCTTTTCTTATGCACAACAAAAGTAATTTCATTTCGGTTCTCTAAACCAAACTGTGTCATTATCTCTTTGTCACCAGCATAACCCTCACCATCTTCTACATACATCTCTATTGGGTGTTGTGTGTTAAATTTATTCAGTGCATCTTCACCAAAGATTGTATCAGCTGCAACAGATTGTCTGTCCATATAATAGACATCATGTCCAAATATCTGGATTGACTCTTTGATTAAATCACTATAAAGATTTCTCTCTGATTTAAGTGATGTGAGATTATTTGTATGAAACGCACTATTGACAGCCATGACACTAACCCATCATATAGTCTATTGGTGTTTCAAATGCTAATTGAATTTGTTCCTCTAATCTTGTAATCTCTTCTTGTGCTTGTGAATATATCTCTCCACCATTCATTGTAACTCCACCTAACATTGTGACACCATTAAACTTAGAAAGGTTTGCACCCCACTGTCTTTTAATAAGTGCAGTCACATATCTTTTTAGATAAATGTCATCATAGATATCTGTGTAACTTTCTGGGTCAACTTTTCTGTAACACTCTATGATTAAGAATTGGTCTGCGTCTATAGCATTTTGAAAATCCATGTCAAGGTATAATCTATTTTGATGTTGATTGAAACGAATAGGAACTTCACCTACAAGTATATGTGAGAGATAATCTAAATGACGCATTGTCATTTCATACTGTATAATTGATGTAGATGAAAAATCATACAAGTCGTTTAGTCTTAATTGATATCGTATATCAAACATATTGTTTGTTACTTGATTATCAAATGGAAATATCTGTATGACAGACACAACTGAAGAAGGCATGGGTATAAAGTTCCTACCTTCTAAAAATGAAGAAGTTACATTTCCATCTTTTGTATCTGTTGCAGTCGTTGTTTCATTTGACCTACTTCTTGTGATATCGTCTTCTGTGACTTTATATTTAAGATACATTCTCTCTACACCATCATAGTGATATTGTGCAAAGTATTGTAAACCTTCGTCTATCCTGTCCTCTACCTGTGCATCTGATACATTGATATCAATAACACCAAAACCTAGAGCTCTCTTGCAATAATCTCTGAAACCATCTCTTGTACTGGGGATTGCCATATCTATTCCTTTTATTACTATTTATAATAAACTAACCTAATGCGATACCTAATGCAGTTGCTTCATCTGCAGCTGCAGTCGCAGTTGTTAATGCATTACCATTACCATCAACAAACGAAGTTGCAGTCAAAGCACCAGTTGCAGAGTTGAATGTGAGATTTGTTCCACTCTTTGCAGCTAGATTACCAGACGCACTGGTTACAAATACTGGAAAACAAGTCGTATCAGAAGACTCGTCTGCAACATTTATCTGTGAAGACACACCAGTGATTGTTGCAGTGATGTTAGTGACAGAGAGAGTATCTGTACTAGGATTATACTGGATACCAGCATCTGTCTTTAGTGCCTCTGCTGTTGCACTACCATTGTTTGCATCTACAAATGTGAGAAAGAAGTTTGCGTCTGTTCCATCTGTAACTGTCTTGACTGTGTTGGCTGCAGTTGCAAGGTCTGCTGTAGCTGCATTACCAGTGGTATCTTGATTCAATGTTCCGACAACAAAATCAACAGTCCCATCACTGTCATCATACTCAACACTAATACCAGTTTCAGTATTACTACTAAACATTGCACCAACTGTGTCTTGAACAACCTCCGTTAAATCAATGTTTGCAGTACCATCAAAAGAAACACCATGTATAGTCCTTGCAGTTGCAAGTGCAGTAGCAGTGGCTGCATTACCAGATGTGTCTTGGTCACCAGTAGTGTTTACGCCTGGCAAGTTTATGTTTGCACTTCCATCAAATGATACACCACCAATAGTTCTTGCAGTTGTTAATGTAGCTGCACTTCCAGTTGTATCTTGGTTTAGTGTTCCCACGACAAAGTCAAGAGTTCCGTCTGCATCTTGGTAAGTAACAGTGATACCTGTTTCAGTATTACTTGAAACCATTGCACCGACAATATCTTGAACTGTTTCATCAGACGCATATTTGTTTGATGAACCCTCTGTTAAATTATCAGTGGTAAATCCTGTAAGATTTCTTGTTGTAAAGAAAACACCGAAACCCATGTGTGCGTGTGAAGAACACTGATAATATAAAATATCTGGTGTGTCTTCATCTGCAACTATTTGTGTGTATGCACCAGATGAGCCTGGTGTTCCACTTGTTGTTACACCACTTGTGTACGCAGTTGCTTTAGCTGCATCATAGTAAAATCTTAATGGGTGTCCATTGTTAGTTGAATCTGATTGGTCAAACCTGTAAGTGTTTCTTGGTATCAGTCTTAGGAAAGGTGAGAATGTGTCATTGAGTTTATATCCATTACTACTACCTACTCCATAATAAGGGTGTGCAGTTGTTTTTGTTGCAACAGTCACTAAAATCGTGATAGTAGAAGCCTCGTAAACTTGAGAAGGAGTTTCTGTTTCTACAAAAGAATTAAGAGTTGTGGTGTCACCTTGAACTGTTAGGTCACCAGCAATTGTTACATTTCTAAAACCAGATATGTCTTTATTACTATCCACGATTACTGCTTTACTTGCAGACACCGTACCAGCAGTTACACCATCTAAAACTGTAAGTTCTCCAGAGTCAATTGATGTTCCGTCTACAATAAGTGTACTACCAGAGAGGTATAAGTTTCTCCATTGTCTTGATGTTGAACCTAAATCAAAAGTATTGTTTGCAGCTGGTATAAAATGATTTGCAACTTTGTTTGGGTCTAGTCCACCACCACTTCCAGATAATCCACCGACTGTAATTTGAGATTGTCTAACTTGTTGTTGTAGAATATTAAATTCTTTTCTTAACGCATCTATCTCATCAATCTGTTCTTTGACTTCTGTCTTACCTTTCATATCGTCAAGGTTATCTACAACATCAGTAATAAGTTGTTGTGTTGCTTCTATTGTTTCTTGTTTTGTAGGTGTATTTTTATCTTTAACAAGTTTCATCGCCTCTCTTATATCTACTGGTGTCTGTGAAACGACAACAGGTTTGACTGGTTC